ACACCATTTAAGGTGGTCGCGCGGACCCCGGTTTTCCCCCCGAGGGTGTTCCGCGCGCCCCCCGAACATCGGTAGCGGGGGAACTACTCAGCAGCTCGGCAGCGCCGCGCCAACCAGACGCGGGCGTTCCGACAGACCGCCGCCGCAATAAAGCGGCGCATGTTTTTAGCGTAAGACGCATTGACTTGTGTAGCAAGCGCACACCCACACTCCAAAGTCGGTGTGGAGACTCCCGGTTTACAATCCGGCCTCATCCGGGTGGCCGTTGGGAAAGGGGTGACCCAGTGTTCACCCATCCATGAGGAGCAGGGGCGCGGATCCCGCGAGGCGGGCGGCGCCCCCCTCAGCGGAGGCGAGGGCACCTGCGATGGCGCCGCGAAGGCGCCCCGCAAGCACGGTCTCGGCGGCATCAATGCCTGAGTGCACGATCCCGCCGACGGCCGTCTGCACGTGTGCGGCGATGCCCTCCAGCATGGGCGCGGACGGCGGCGGCGGCCGCGCGAACTGCCCAACGAAGGTGCTGGGGTCGTCGACAAACCACTCAAGGTTCTCAACCATGTGGATGTCGATGCCTCCGGCTCCCGAGGTGGGGAAGCCGTAGAACTGGATGAAGTACCCGGACCAGGTCCCGTAGACGGGACTCACAGTTGACACAGTCTGAGGAAGCTGCGACTGCGGCCCAAGGGGCCTGGAAAGGGCGATGATGTCGAGGCCAGGTGTGGCGGTGAAGACCTTCACGTTCTCGCCGTTGAGATTCCCGACGGTGATGCCGGCCGCGGTGGTGCCGGGTTGGTTGACCTCCGTGACGACGATGGTGCCGACGGAGGCAGTAGCCGGCAGGTTCGGCCGGATGCGGAGGCCGGCGCAGTTGACACGCCCGGTGGCCGTGTTGGTAGTGTCCGGACTGCTGTTGTTGAGGGTCTTCCAGTTGGCGTTCACAGGGAGGACCCATGTGGCGCCGGCCCCGCCAGTCGTGTAGACGAACTGGTAAACGAGGCCCACGTTGGGGAAGAACCAGAGTCCAGCAGACCCCGACGCGTCGAACGAGTTGCCCGCTCCGGTGGTGTTGAGCTTGATGAGCGACTCGGCCCTCACTGGAAGGCGAGGCATCGCGTAAGAATCGCGACGCAAACATCCTCGAGATCGGGAGTCGAACGGGTTGCACATACTGTGGATGTAGTGCATGACGCGTGACATGACGGCGGGGTTGACCGCACGACCTTTGCGGGCGGACTTGGGACGGGGGCGGGCGGACGCCGGTACCGACACGATGGGTCGGAAGGCGACGAGAGCGTTGTGGGGAACGGCCTTAGACTGCTGCTGGCCGACATGGGTGGAGCCCCCGTTGGGCTTGCGCTTGGGTTTGCGCTGGCCTTTCTTGGAGGGCATGGATGAATCTCGAAACCAGGGACGGGAGATTACGAGACCCGGCGGGTGGTGAGGCCGCCCATACTGCCATTTAACCACGCGTGGGTGGCGGTCGCTAACCGCACTTCGGGACCCTGCCATGCCGACTCACTCGTCCACCTTCGCTAGGCGCTCGAGGTGCGGCCAGTGGACCGCAACCCCAAGATCGGTGGTCGCCTGCAAAAGGTCACAAAAAGGACCGAGGTCGGCTGGTGTGAGCCCGTACCGATCCTGGATGAAGGCCCAGGTGTCGGGTTGGGGATCGTGACGCTCGCGAGCGGAAACGTGGTATTTCCACTCGACGGGCTCTACACCCGGCGAAAGCTCGAAAACGCGTTGTAGATACTCCCGGAGGAAGGGGATGTGGGAGCACGCGTTGAGCATTCCGATGGCGACGCCGCGCGGATCGGATTTAGATGACGAGGTGCTCCAAGGTAGCCGCGAGAGGACGCGGCCAATCTTGGGGCCCCAAATGGTCCTGCCTCCGACCGGGTAGGGGAGGGACTGGCAGAACTCCACCTCCGCGAGGCTCGACGTGACGTAGTAGTCGGCCTCGAAACCGCATTGGAGATTGCGGTCATGGAAAATGGAGTCGGGAAGTGGCGTGGCGCTGACGACGAGGCCGTCGTCTCCGTTGGCGGCCATGTAAAGGTCGCCCTCCCGGGGCTCGCCGAAGACATGCACCTGGGCGCTGATGTTGCGCTCAAATGAATCAACGGACGTCTCGGAGCCCCCCGAGCCCAACTTGAACTTGGCGCGGTAAGCGACATCGAGCCGCTGGCCCTTCCCCCGAAGCTCAATGGACCCCAGGCGCGCGAGTTTGTAGTCCTCGGTCGGCCCGGGCTTGAGGTGGAGGTCGGTGGTGTAATGGAATGCGGCGGAATCGCGGTGCGCCTCAAACTTGTTCTGGTCGAACACGGCGATGTAGGCGGTGAGGCCGGCAGCGCGGATGCTCTGCAGGGCGTGGTCGAACCACTCGCCGAAGGCTTCGGCGGTGGCGGATGGGCCGTTGACCCAAACGGCAGGGTTGCCCGGAACGACGGCGAAACGGGAGCGAAGCACCTTGGCAAACTGCCAGTCGAAGGGGCCGGTGGTGGAAATCCGGATCGGCTTGTAGGCGACGACAGCGCGCTCGTCGATGGCTGGGGAGCCATCGGCGGTGCGCATGCCGGAGAGCTCAACCTTGAGCATCGCGGAACCGCGGAGGTCCTCGGGGGACAGCCCGTCACGGCGGCGCTTGGCCTCTGCGTCGCGGAAGAGCTTCGCGAGGTTGGCCGGCCAGCGGCTGACCCAGGCCTCGAACACGTCTGGCGTGATCGTGATCGGGCCCGCGACATGGAGCCGCGCGAGGGTGGGTGAGGCGCCAATGGCGCCCATGGCAAAAAGCCCCCGCCAGACATCCGGATTGGAGGGCGGTGTCTCTCGGCAGATGCGGATTCGCAGCGCCCGCACCATCGCGTCCTCGGTGGCCTCGGCAGTGGTAGGCACAAACGCGCCGAGCGAGATGAGCGACAGGCGGACGTTGGGGTCGGGTGGCGGCTTGGCGAAGCCGCCGGGAAGGCGGGTGACGGACGCGCCAAGCGCGAGTCCCGGAAGAACGGAGGTCTTGTGTCGGTACACCGGCCCGAACACTTCACCCCGCAAAGGGACTGGCCCGGCCACAGTGGGGCCGATGCCTCCGTCGACGAGCGCATGGAAGGAGCGCGCATCGGGCGTGTCGTGCTCGTCGGTGACGCAGCACGTGGCCCACCAGGTACGAGGGTCGAACCCATAGTACCACCGCCAGATCTCGACGGCCCCCCCACTAAGGGCAGCCGAGTGCGCGCGGATGAGCGCGCCATGGGTGCGGTGAAGGGCGCCCATGGTGGCGGCCTCGCGTTCCAGACTGCGAGTGACGGCCGCGGCGACGGCAACGATGAGCACGTCGGGGAGGAGGTCGGGAGGGAAGGCGCCGGTGGCGAGGAGGCGTTTCCCGGCCTCGAAGAGGGAACGCACGAGCGTAGGGTCGCGCGGCGCGCCTGTAGCGCGGGCGGCGAGAGTCCCGATGAGGTCGACTGGCACGGCGACAGCCTGGTCTCCGTCATGGTAGGCGTAGGCCACACCATACTTCAAAGTGAGACGCCAGGAGCGCGCGTGCACCAGGTCGGACCCGTCAGTATGGAGCGGGCCGACCTGACGCGACTTGAGCACGGATGGCAGCTCGCCCGTGAACCGCCGCAGAAAATCGGCGGACACGTCCCCCGTCGCAAGGGGGTCAGACCAAAGGTCGCGGGCAGGAAGATCGAATGTCCCGCGGACCACCCGGAACACGTACACGTGGGAGCCGAGATGCTCCGACACGTGCGTCCAGGTGAGGGTCGAGCGGCCGTCAGTGTAGCGGCCGAGCTTAAGCCAGTCGTTGGGCGGGTGGACGTACGGGTAGGCATTGCCGCGGGCGGTCGCGCAGACCAGCCCGTTGCGAGCCACGTAGTACGCCATCTGGCGTTTGATGACGCCAGTCGCGCCGAAAATGTGGTGGACCGAAGCCAGCCCGACCCCGTCATCGCCGAGAGCGGCGAGGATGGTGGCGGGGTCAACGTAGTAGAGGCTGTGCTGGAAGACGTGGACGTCCATGCCACGCGCGTGCTCGCATTCAGCGTAAAGACACGTGCAGTGAGCATAGCGCCCGCGGGCAGCAGCGAGGCGTTCGGCGTCGCCCTGTTGGACGACGGGGATGAGGTGATGGACCTCACCCACCACAGCAGACGCGCCAGAGATGGACAGCGCGGCATGGAAGCGCTCGGCGTTGGAGCCGACGTCTGCGACGGAAATGGCCCGCCCGAGCCGGCGCTCCTCGTTGACGAGGAGATCACAAATGGCTAGCTCGGCGAGGCCACGGCCGGCCCCAATGAGGCCGTGTGGGTGGCGTTTGGCGCCTGGAGGCCAGACCGGCAGTAGGCCCTCAGCCTCCCAATCTGGGAGGTCGTCCTTGAAGGGCTTGTACGCGGAGTAGCACGGGCGGAGGTCCCCCAGCGCCGGATCGGCTGGGAGG